TAGACTTTATAGATGATTGGGAAACCATGACAACAAAAGAACAAGAAGCAGTAATAGATCAAGTCAGCTTAGTTGAGGACAGGATACACAAACTGCTTGGAGTTAAATTTAAGGAGATAATAAGTGCGAGTAATTTTAATAAATCCATTTGACGAGACAGTCAAAGAAGCAGTATATGGTGGAGACTTTAGAGAAATCTATGATCTCATTGAGTGTAGAACCTTTACAGTTCAGATGATAGATGAAGACAATGATTTGTTTTTAGATGATGAAGGACTGTTGGTTGAGGGTGATCAAAGATACTTTGAATACAAAGGTCTTGGAACATTTGCAGGTAAAGGGTTGATCATGTCTCATGATGATGAAGGAGATTCAAAAGCTACAACGCTTGATCTTTGGGAAGTATCATCAATGGTTGGATTCAAGCCCGAAGGCTACAGTCAAGAACCATACATGGAGTTCAAGGTTTTATCGTGAGCAGTAAACAAATAAAGAAACTTCGTAAGCTTATCAAACCTTTACAGGTTGAGTGGCTTCAATCTATATTGCCTGAAGATCAAGGCAAGGAAATTACTGTAGATAATGTTAAAGAACTTATGCCTGACCAAACTCATGTTGTAGGAAACAGACAAACTCATTTATCTTTTATGTCTGACAAATGGATAATGAAAATATTAAAAGACAACCCACACATAAAAACATATAAAGAACTTGCATATGTAAACACACAACAACAAGAAAAATATTTAGATAGGAGAATTTAGTGGAAGAATATATAGTCGATGTTATATTCGATGGTAATAAAGAACAACTTAAAACGTACAGTGCTTCGCCTATGGAAGTAGTAGATAGTATGTTGAGTTTTGAGAATGTAAGTGCTATCAATAAAATTACTAGACAAACAGATAAAAAGAACTGGTCTTTCGATAACGATAACATTCAAAGTTTAAGAAAGTTGAGGGACTCAATAAACAACGAAGCAGATATTATACAAGAACTTAGGAGGTCTCATTAATGGAATTTATAATAGCAGTGGTGGGTTCAGTTTTATTATTATCAATGACAACTTTGTACATGTACTTGCTTGATGAGGATAAGATAGAACCTCACATACCATCTAAAGTACAGCGTGGTAATTTCTGGGATGCAGAGACAAAGAAGTTTTACAAATGGGATGAGTTAATAAAACTACACGAAACGAGGAAACAAAATGACACAACACAGTGAAGCTGTTGAACAGCAAAAACAAATGCTTGAGTTAGAAAAACAAGCCAAGCAAATTGTTTGTATTGAAACAAGATACCAAGATGGTTTGTGGTCTCAACAAACAGTAGACTATGCAGATGGTAGAAGGGTCACAGAGTTTAGAGACAGTCGTAAAAAAACTATAGAGGAAAATAGGTATGGCGAAGACGTGGAATAAATCTGTATATACATCTGCTACACAAGGCAGAGGTAAGAAGACAAGTCAAG